GGATGGAGGATTCTCGGATGAACGCAAAAAGTGCTGGCACTGATGCCAGCGAGAAAAATCCATGAACACACTACCAAATGACGTTGCCCGGTGCGAGGGCGTGGGATTCGACGAGGACGGAACATGGGACTGGCGCGAAGGATGCGAGAACTGCTTGCGCAGGACGGCACCGAGAAATGGCGTGCATTCCTACATCGAACCGCCGAAAATCATCGCTTTCTGGTGTGAATACCTTATTGAGCCAACCGACACAAAATGAACACCAACAATGAACACACAACTAAATGAGTTACACTTATTTGCAGGAGCAGGGGGAGGTATCCTCGGTGGGATGCTTTGCGGACATACCACAGTATGTGCTGTCGAGATTGAACCTTATTACCGAAAAGTCTTACTCCAAAGACAGCGAGACGGAATCTTACCAAAGTTCCCAATCTGGGATAATGTGCAAACATTCGACGGCAAGCCATGGCGAGGACTCGTTGACGTTGTCGCAGGAGGATTCCCCTGCCAGGACATCAGTTGCGCTGGAAAAGGAGCGGGAATTGAAGGAGCAAGAAGCAGTATGTGGAAACACATGGCGCGAATCATCGGTGAAGTTCGACCTAAATACGCTTTCGTGGAAAACTCACCTATGCTTGTGGGACGAGGACTTGCTATTGTCCTCGCTGACCTTGCCGAAATGGGGTATGATGCGAAGTGGGGTGTTGTGGGAGCGCATCACGTCTCCGCTCCTCACCGAAGAGACAGGATCTGGATTCTTGCTACCGACTCCAACCTGCGCGGATGCAACAATGGGTGCGATTCTGAACGACAACACGAAGCTAATCACGCTCAAGTCGGGGAAGTTACGAAAGATCAGCAATCAGGGAGTATCGGGCAGCATTGGACTAGCAAGAACAGTTGCGATGTATCCAACTCCAACTTGTCACAACGCAAAGGAATGCGATGCACCAGCAGAAGCAATCAGAAATACTCCGACATTGTGCCACGTTGCTCGTGGTGGGGACAAGACCCAGCCGAAGCACCTAAATCCAACGTGGGTCGAATGGCTCATGGGGTGGCCTCTAGGGTGGACAGACTTAAAGCCATTGGAAATGGGCAGGTTTCTTCTGTGGCTGCACTTGCATGGAGTATCTTAAAGCCTTAGCTCTCCACCTGCTTATAGACATTGACATGTCGCCCCTTAATTAACATCTTACGGCAAGTCAACTCCTTCTTTTCGTGCATCTTTTTTATCCTATTTCTGATGGGTTGATAAGGTTTTCCTGTCTTCTCAACAACCATCTCAACGGTAAACTCATCTGGATGCATTTCCACTTGCTGGAATTGCTCTATAATCCAATCCATTCCGCTTACTTTTGGTATGCTCTTTGCCATTATGGTATGTATTTGCGTTGGTGAAATAGTGGAAGGTCGCCTTTGTCGGTCGTTCTTGCGTCTAGGATGATGCAGGAAGGCTCCGAGATAGCATCGGGGACTACTTTGTAGCCGTGACGTGTAAGACCCTGCCACGCGCCTGTTATGAGCGATGCTTGGTTGCCGTCTGTCCAGATGCCGTGACGGTGGCGATGCGCTCGGCAGATGACCGCTGGCACACGTTTGCCGACTCTTGCACGGGAATGGGTGATATTTCCTAATGCGATGCTGTGCGCCCCTGCTTCCAGATACGATCGGGATGTCGCGGAGATGTGGTGCGCGAAGTTCACCAGCGTTTCGTTAATCTCCATGTCGAGATTGTCCCATGCGTTCTGCCCATTCTCAGGATTCTTGGATGCGCCTAGTGCTTTGCCTAGTCGGATCTCATCATTACGAGTATGGCACTCAGTTCCTTTGATAATGTGGACACCAGCAGCTTTGCTTGTCACTGGCTCAAGAATCTGAATAACGGCAGCGGATTGATCCCCGATGTCTGCACTCATGACTTGGGTAGTGCGGTGGTGGATACCTTCAACCAAGTCGCCATTGACAACTAGCTCGTAAGGTTCATCCCCTACTGTCTTGGCGATCCACTCATGGCAATCTTGCCAGCAATTCCACAACCATTTCTGGAATGCGTTTTGCCCGATGGGGATTCCTTCATTAGAGATAAAATCAGATGGCCATAGTCCGACAACGGAGCCGATGTGAAGGTCTGATAATAAAACTATGATTTTAGACTTACTTTTTATTGGCTTCATTTGCGTATAATGTTTCTCAAACTGGACATTATTGCCCCTTTTTGCGTAGAGTATTGCTCAAATTGTAAAGCGGATGCGTGAGCGAATCTTGGAAATGTGCCGAGATTTAAGATAAACCCCGCCTCCTTCTCTAGATCCTGCTGTGTCAGTATTGCCTTCAACAGTTGTGACGTTGCCATCATCATCGGGAGCTGACACAGCAATGCCGATGTGGGAAAATGTAAACATTACGATGTCACCAGGCAGAATGTCGCCATCTTGCGGTTTTTTCGTATTAGTTGTTTTATCTTGTTCAAGTGACCAGTTCTCAAAATCCCATGCACCTGCGGTTCGTGGACGCTTGAATGTCTTGGTCTGCTTCACTCCAGCAGATGTCATAGCTTCGCGCACTACCCAGCACACGAAGGCAGCGCACCACGCCCATCCCTTCTTAGGATTAAGCCATGTTGCTGCCTTGTATTGGTCAACTCGCTCGCCGCAGTTCGTATTGGCAATCTCCCGCACGCCGACTTCCGCCTTAGCAATACGAATGATTTCCTTTACGAATGTAGTCATAGCTTTTTGATGATTTGCCATAGGCTTAGTAAGCCGACAACTAAGCCGACAACTAAGCCGCTGATACGTAGTCCGTATTCGACTTGCTCTTGCAGAGATGTGACAACACCTAAGATTGGAGCAAGAGTGCCGACTACGCTATGGTAAATGCTCTTAATCATTTTGCGTCAGCAGCTTTGATTAGTCCTACGCCAGCAACTACAGCAGCAAACGCTGCGGCGAAGTCTGGAGCTTCACCAGAGATGAACTGGATAGCTACGTTGGAGATAGTTGCTACGATTGTCAGGATGCCTAATACGGTAGTTTTCATAGTTGTTATTTTAATTTTGTTTTTTTAAGGAGTTACTGATGCAATAAATTGTGCAGCCCATAAAGCATTTCCTGCGGCGTTTGGATGAACGGTATCATACCACTTAGTCGGGTCTGTGTCATAAGCTGGAACTGCGGAATTTGCATCACAAAGAAAATCAAAATCACCTGCAACATGACCATTTCTAATCAGGGTGTTAAGTGCTGCAAGTCGCGTTCCATTAGTGCCGCTATTCAAAACCGTCCAAGTAGTTGAAGGTGTTGGAATTGTAGATATTACAGTTCTATAACCGTTAGCCTTTGCGTCATCTACTAGAATGAGTAGATTGGCATAAACTGATGCAGCAGTAGGAACTCCGGATGATCCGAAATCATTGATACCACCTGCAACAGCGTAAATTCCACTGGTAATAAAATCACGAGGACGGAACGGTTGAGATTGTGTCACGTAGTTGCCACTTAATACCATCCCCTCAACTGAATGACCTGATGCGGCAGCATTGACAATGAAGTGATTTTGCCAAGAAGCATTTTGCAATACTTGGTAAGTCCAGTTATCACGACTACGGAATGGTGCCGCGCCAAAAATAGCTTGCGTAAGTGAGTCGCCTTCAACAGATAAGATGTAAGTATTTCCGCGAAGGATAGTCATCGCACGAGTAACTACACTAGCTTCCGCATCAGAAAGCTCTCTAGCAAAAAGCATCCAGCTTGTAATTGTGCCAACATATTCAACTTTTGGCGATGCTGGATTAGAAAAGGTATTGCTGGTTTCTGGGCGACGAAAAAGTGACACTCTTGTCTTGTTAGCAGCAGTAGCAGCAGCAAAAGCAGATCCTTGAAGAGTGCTACGAACTCCATTAACCCATGAACGGAAAGAAGAATATCCATAGGTAACGCCTTGAATAGTTGGAGTCCATGACTGAGGGTCAACAGATCGACTTCCTGCTGTAGCATCATCAATCGCGTAGGCTGAGTCGTTTACATAGCTGCCTGAGTCGTTGAATGATTGAATGCGCGGAACAGATGTTGACGCATAGCCGTATTGATGGCTAGATGTTGTCGGGGCGGTAGTGCCGATGCAAACGATTGGGCTAAACCCTGCGGGAGAAACATTAGGAACAAGCGGAGTATCATCTACAAAGATAGTTCCAGAATTGGTAGCTGTAATTGTGTGTCCGATTCCTTGAACGTCTGTTTGATTTGCTGTCAAGCCATATCGACCTCGTGTAAATGTGCCTGTCATAGCAGCAGCCGAAACACTACGGATAGAAATAGGATTTCCTGTGCTTAGATTTCCGTCTGTGCCATAGTATGCACCATCCACCAACACACCTAATAAACCACCAGCATCAAGAACATTCATTGCTGAGTCAATGCGCCGTCGAAATGTATTGCTAGGAGAAAAACCAGCAGCTACTAAAGCATTTACGTTAGCTTTTGCCACCGTATTTGATGGAGTGTAAAGTAAAATGCCACCATTGCCAAGCATGTTTGAAAGTGAATAGTTCATTAGTATCGAATCTGCATGTTCGCGTTGGTAAATATCCTATTTGCCACCATCTGTAAAGTATGTTGTTCGTCAATGCGAATCATTTCCTCTTGGAGTAGCATGTCTGCTTCCTGATCTGCCAATGCCGCCTTCTCTTGCTGTCCTTCTGCGCGAAGATAATCAGCGTAAGTGCCATGCGCCATGTATTGAAACCACTCAGCAGGAATCGCTGTGGATTCATCTTGTGCGTCTCCATACGTGTCTGTGAACTGCCGCTTGTATGTCACATAGGCTTCCGTAGGATTCAAGTCCCCAGCGACCAACGTGGCACCTTCAGCGGTAACCATGATGTCGTATTCCTGCACTGACCGATTAAGCCATGGAGCTTGCTTGTGAATACGAAGGTATGTGTCAATAGAGTCTTTATCAGTCTCAGTATATGGGACAACACTACCCACCACTGCTCTCTCTTCCCCGATTTTAAGGAAGCGAGGCCAGTAGTTTGTTGAGCGGAATGCTCTTAATGCTCGGCGGTTAATCAATGCTTTGATCCGCCCAAGCTCGAGAGTGGCAAATACAACCCCGCTTAACGCTTGGATTAAAGAAAGTAGTTCAGCGTAGGTTCTAGTTTGCATTAAATATTACCTGCTTTCAGGTGTGATTGTGATTTGAAAAAGTCACGAACGAACTCGCGGTTATCCCAACATTCGTTCCCGTATTTGTTTGCAAGTAGTAAATACTCGCGTTGCGGAATAGATCCAACAGGCTTACCTGCTACGGATTTTACTTCACGCATTTGTCTCGCTTCAGCAGCGGCTTCAATCTCCCTTCGTTTTTCTAAGCTCTCAATGAACTTGCGTCCAGAGCATAACTCACGGATAAGGGCAGCATTGATCTCTTCGTCAACCAGCATAAAGAAAGAAAGGGGAGGGAGATTTTAACCTCCCTCCCTGATTTGGGTTTAGTCACGATATTGGGTCAGATCAAGGATCTGAAGACCAATAATAACTTCACCAGCCGTGATGCTTGTCACAGCAGCGTCGGTGACCTTGATGTAAACTGGCGTGGATGCAGAAGCCGCAACTTTAGGCAGGATGCCACCAGCAAAGGTGGTAGTCCCAGCAACTTGCACAAACACATCACCAGTATTGAAAGTTGGCAAGCCAGTGGTCATTGCATCAACGTCAAGAGCGTCGATGAATTCGTCTGGATCTGCCAATGTAGTTCCGATGTTTACAACAAGGCTTGTGGAGCCTACGACAGCAACGGATTCAATTACTGCGCACAGCGACACAGCACCGCCAGCAGGAATTGTTGCAATTTGACGAGTCCCACCGTTGCCAATGGCAATAAGGTCGGTAGCTGTCAGGCGAATAACGTCAGTGTAAGGTGAACGCTCGTTGTTAGTTAATTTAGCCATAGTATATTATTTCTAGTTAGTTAGGATTATTAGTAAGCGATTTTGCCGTGAGCTTGTGGATGCTTAACGCACAGAGTTCCTGCAACGTCGATGAAACCACGCTCGCCACCACCTTGGTTCTCCAGGCGAGTAGCACCCATTGGGATCAGGGTGTTGAAGCCAAGATACTTAGGATTGAGGACGTAGCCCACGTTGGTCGAACCAGTTGGCATACAGCTTGGGTTGCCGTTCACGATCTTTACAAGACCGAAGTCGGAGTCATATAGATTCACCGAAAGGGTGATTTGCTTGCTCGTAGCATCTTGGTTGACGTGGTAGGTCTGGCTGCTAGCTGCGGTCGTCGAACGGGTGAAGTTGCTGATAAGTTGGCGAAGTGCCACGTTAGCAACAAGTGTCAGGCTGTTCATCTCACCGTTCTTAGCAAAGATCGAACCGATCATTGTGTTAAACGAAGACTCACTAAGAGCCGATGTGATGATCGAACCAGATGGAGTAAGATACGCAGCAGGAACTGGATTAGTTGCTTGGGCGGTGGATTGAATCCATTTGCCAAGACCACGCATACCGTAAGGAGTGCCAGCACCGTTTTCAACCGTCATCTCGTTGTTGGAAGCGATGGTTGCTTCGATGTCGCGTTTGATCTCACGCATGGACTTAGCTTCTGCTTGAGCTACGTTAGCAGGGCCAACACTGGTGACGGCTTGCTGAAGGTTGGACACGATGTAGTCACGGCGCATTAGTTGGATGTAGTTTCCAAGGCGAGCGCGGTCGGCAAACTTGTCGCTGAACGAAGTCACATCGGAACCTTCACTGATACCAGTCGTTGCTGGAGCAGCCAAGGAGTCAACAGTCCACTCGGAGAAGGTGGCGGATGCTTTACCTTTGCCGCAAAGCGACAGGATAGGGGTTTCTTCTGGAGCGAGGATGGAAAGCTCGTTGCTAAGATCCTCGCGGTTGGAGACGGCGGAACCCGTGCCAGTTTTAGCGGCTGGGGCGGATGGTTGATAAGTATTTGAGATAGGCATAATATTAGTAAGTTAAAATTATTTGTATTTAGCGATTCGTGCAGCAACCCATTCTTCTGGACTTCCGCTCTTTTCAAAGCGTGTATATGCATCTGCAACTTTGCTCTTCGGGGATGTTGAGGATTTCGCAGCTCCCGCTCCAAATGGAGAAGATGATGGACTGACTTTCAGTCTATTCCCCACCGCAGGTTGCTTCTTAATCCTTGTTCCTCCGTTGATTGAGTTGGCAGCATGTGCCAGAATGTATTCGATTTGATAGCCAATTTCAGGAACTTGTTTGCGTAGCTTTTCGATAAGCGGGTCAGACATTAAATCCTTGAATTGTTTCCCTACAGCAGTGGTTTCATCATTGATGTCTGGAACTTCTTCTTGTGCAGCAGCAACATATTGCCCCTTCAGTTGTTCAAGCTGGGCGATCTGCTGGAGATGCGCTTGTTGAGCAGGAAGGTATTTTGTTAATGCGTCACGGGAGTTGCGGTTAGCTTTGCGGATCTGCTGCTTGGTAAACTCTCGGTCTCCTACTAAGATAATATCATCGGGACGATAATCTTCATATTCCTCCAATAGCTCATCTGTTGTTTCAAGGGTTTTCTCAAGTTCTTGATACTTCGCTTTCAAGTCATCGAATGATGAAATTTCACGAAATGGATTCTCGTCTTGAGGGACTTCCTTGACTGCTGGTTGAGATTGAATCTTCTCCTCCAAGGCTTTCTTCTGAGCGGTTAGCTCGCCAATGCGTTGCAGCAATCGGCTCTTACCTTTTTTGGCTAAGGATTGAATCTGTTCCGTGGTCAACGACAGTAGATCAATTTCACTTTCCTGCTCCTCCTCTTCCTCATCGGCTTCTTCCTCAGTTTCAGTTTCCTCTGCATCGGCGGGAATTTCTTCCTCTTCTACTTCGGTTACTTCTTCTTCGGGTTGCTCCTCAGATTCAGGTTCGGGGTTATGTCTTGCCGTTCTCTGAGCTACAAGCTCTTCAAATGACATGTTTGACACTGATTCAATAGCTTCAGCGGTAGCTTCTGGATTACTCATATTAGGAACGCCATTTACGCTCGGCGGTGCGATTCGCGAGGACATTAACGCAAAAATAGTGCATTTGTCAATAGTAAACATTTGCAATCAGATTTGTCATGCAAAATAATTCTTGCTTAAACTCATAAAAAAAGCAAAATAACCCCGCAACACAAAATCATAACGCCGGGGGTATGGCGCGGGAACTAGCCGCGCAGGACTCCGAATCACCAACCCGCGACAACGGCTAGTTCCCGTTGCCATCACTCTTTTGTTAGCCTTCTTCCGAATTATGAAAACCGCAATATACATCGAAAATGGAATCACTCAGCTAGTGCTGACTCCCGAGAATGACTGGGAAAAGCAAGTCATCCGCTGCATCGAGGACGGATCGCAGAACGTGGCAATCCACCGCGCCAGCTTCTACGAATGTCGTGGAGGATGGACGCGCCAAGGAACGGGCGACGACAGCCTGATCCTGCGAACTTCGATCAAATCCAAGGACGATCATGGATGCGAAATTTCATTGGGCTAACGCTGAGGTAGATCACGGCGATAGCCGTTGATCTCACCGTCTTGTTCGATTCTCTTTTATTTATTTGATAGTGCAACAATTGAAACAACTAACGCTGAAACCGATAAACCAATCGTAATCCATGAACGTATCTCCTGCCATTTATTCTTTCTTCTCTCTATTTCGTATTTACCGACGAAAACGTCTAAACACTCCGACCGCTTACCTGCAATCCACTCAAGGAGGAAACCGTCGCTCATGCTTTGAACTTCACGAAGCAACTTCTCTCCCGCTGACTCTTGATGATTTGGATTCATTGCTATCTCGTGTTCGTAGGTTACAAGGGGTATGGGGAGGGCCAATTGATGACCTTTCGGAAATCGGCTTATTGATTGCGGTTGAAATGCCTAGATTGATTCACGCTGCGAAAGATTCTTTATCGAACGTCAAAGTGAGCGCACCGGCGCGAAAGGAGGGCGAATGAAAAAGCAACTGGAAAGCTTATTGCCGGTTGCCGCTCCACGCCTTGTTCGGCCATCTTCATCCTTGGCCAGGATTGTTGTAAACGATTGGAACGGTAAACTTCAGTCGGCTGATGCTCTCCTTACTTGTGGACAGCTTGGAATCCAAGGAGCCGGAAACCACGGAGATAATACCACCCTTAGCGCCGCCCGCTACTTCCGCGTCTCTCGACGCGGTCACGGCCACATCAAACTCTACAATGTGGATCGGCGTCGTCCCCGGTCCCTTGAGGCCAGTCTTATCCTCTGGCACACGACGGACGTAATCCGGTGCGACTCCAGGGCAAGATGCTCTGGCGCTCTCAACCGCCCTTGTAATCTGAACTAAACTATCACGTATGAAATCTTCTAAATTCATGTCAGTAGGCGAATATGTTGCTGCAATAATAGAGTCTGTGAAAAAGGGATGCGCCGTCGCTGGCGTAAATCCGCCCGAGTCGGTGGAGTTCAAGGTCGGCGTCTATGATGACGGTCTTGTGGGAGGGTCGCATCCGGTGTCCTTCTTAGTTTTTCTGCCGAACATTCAAGATCACTCATCGCATAGCGGTTGAGTGTATCGACCTGTTCTAAAATAAAACCCGTAGAGGGTTTAATCTCTACGGGTCTATGAACACAAGAGCTGAAAACAAAACAGCAAAGCAATAAAAGCAGAATGTGGACGGATGTCAACCTTCTTTTTTCAAGAGAATCAAAAGTTCGTCCAGAATAGAAACACTGCCGACGATTTTCATGACCTCGTTTGGCTCTACGCATTGGCGCAAGTCACCAAAGAAACGCTCGCGCTCATCTCGGATGAATTGGATAATTGCTTTGAACTCATCACGGTCAGATAGAGCTTCAACAGCTTGGACAATAGTTGGTTTAGGTAGTTGTGTCATTTGCGCTTAGGTGATTTCTTAGGCATCTTGCCCATCTTGATTTCAATTTCAACGTAACCTTTGCCTTTACGTTCCATCTTTTCGCGATTATTGCCGCATGATTTAGTTTTTTTCATAGAGTTATTTCATTGATTTTTGTTTGTTTTTGTAATAAGAACTTTTGCTTATTGCCCCAGCCAGAACCCATGGTTCTTGTTTGTATGGATAAGGAAGAAGTGTAATATTTTCATCTCCAGATTTTTCTGCCTTGATGATTTTTGATTTTTTCAAAATCCCATGGTTTCTTCCCAGATTTTTTCTCTTAAACCACTTGGAAATAATTGCTGGTCTAACTCCAAACCTGTCACCAGCAAGTTTCAAGCTATCAAAAGACTCAAGGTTCCCACACTCGTAATAAAAAGTGTATTTATTCCTAACTTGAGATTGCGATATTTTTCTTCTGTGTTCGTCAGAAAATTTCATCCCAGCCATTGGGGATTTTGCACTTTTGCAGAAATTTACACAGTTTTCATTTGAAATGTTTTCATCTAAATATCCTTGCTCTTCATCAAGGATAAAACTTGGATCGCAGTATTTGACTACCTCAAATGTCAGCGAGGATTCGCCATACTTATCAAATATGCGCTGAAGCCTTTTGTTTCTATGACATCCAGACCTAAGTTTCCCAAGATGATTTTTAATTCGAGACTTTAAGTTAATGCTACTACCATAATAGAAATGGTTATTAGCAACGCAGGTGATTCTGTAAATTCCAGAATTTTTTACTTCCTGCTGACTTTTCCCGAACATTTCCATTTTTTCCGACTTAAGTTGTTGGGTGTATTAGGATCATTTTGCTGGGCTTCTGGCAAGCGTTTTTTGATGCCGTAGCTTCTAGCGCAATAACTTGACCCTTTGGCAGTTCCAGGACGAATACGATCCCCACCGTCTGCGGCCTTACCTGCTTGCCCATACTTGACGGTTTTCTTACGACCAGTAGCAGGGTTTGTGATTACTTTTTTGAATCGTTTTTCCATTACTTTTTCTTGGCGGTTTTAGCTGATTCGCGGAAGTCTTTTGCAGTTGGTGCTTTCTTGCTGCCAACTTTATTCATTTTTTCTCCGCTACCTGCTGCGATACGTTTGCGTTTCGCGTTGATATTGCTATATAATCCTTGTTTCATAATATTATTGTTCCATTCCTTGAGTTGTCATTCCACCCATTTCAGCAGGTGCTGTTCCAATCCGTCCAATCTCGGCGTTCTGCGCCTGTTGTAGCTGGAATTGATACTGGCTGGCATACTTCTGCAAGCGAGCAGCGAAAGCCTCGTCAGACTGCGCTCTAGCTGCAACATCGGGCTGCTGGACGTAAGCCTGTACCATCTGCATTGCAATCTGCGCGCCATTAGGTTGAGCGGGAACTTCAATGCCAGCAAAAATCTTAGCAAGGTCATCGGTTACGTTCTTCTGAACCTTCTGCTGTGCCTCTTCCGCTGGTTGCAGAACGTAATCCGCAAAGATTGGATTGATCGAGGAGGCAGCAAACTCAAGGAGCTTATTCACATCCATGATTCCATTGCGATCCAACTGAACCAACTGAACCATGTTCTTCAACTGAGTTTCCGCTGTTTCTGGATCACTCGACAAGGAGTCAAACGATACCATAATCGAAAAGTTCTCATCAGGGCTGCCCTTAGTCATAACCTGCGGATTTGGATTACCGGTTACTTGGAAAAAGATTTCATCTGGACCCATGCGTTGATACAGCTTCCATGCCATTGTAAGCACATCTTTAACGTGGTCTAGGAACTTGCCAATGTAATACTGTTGGCGTGCCGATGATAGAGGATTTGTAAGATCAAGTCCAATAGCACGGTCTGCTTGTCCACGCATGGAAAGCTCGCTTTCTACTGAGCCGTCATCGCGAGGTGGAATAGGGCCAAATGCGATTTCACCTAGTCGGCGATATGGCACTCTGCGTCCAGGCCCCCAATCAGATGGTGGGCGACCAGCAGGGTGCATAATCGGAGGCAATGTTGCCAAAGACGCACGGTCGATACGACTGTCGCGCTCTGTCTTGATTTGCATCTGAGGGCCACGGAGAATGTCAGAAAAGGTCTGCACTTCATACATCCGCTTCTGATCGTTAGCTAACCGAGTTACCACAAATGGATAATCATCGTAACCGTTCAGAAGCTCATGCTTGGCAAACCCATCAGTTTGTGGATGGAACACGGTGCAATAGATGCCTTCTGAACCATCTTCTTCGTCAATCAAACGCTGATACGCATAGACTACCATGACAAGATCGTTGTCGTCGGTGATTGGCAAGCGAGTTTGAGTCTTTACTTTCTCGCCATCGAGATACATGGAATCTTTTCCACGGAGAGTTTCAATAGCGTTATCCACCCAATCCCTATCCCATCCTTCATTTGTCACCTTTTTCTCAAGCTCTTGAGCTGTGAGGAATGTTCGCCAGAACATGTATGGTGCGCGTTGTGGATCTGAGATGTAAGATGGAAACATTACCTCGCCATCGGGAGCGCAAGCATAAACTACAGGGCAGTCAACAGTTTGGCGGGAGAGCGGAATTTCAGCAACACCCATCTTGCGTAGGTCTTTGATTGCCTTCTTCGCTCGCTTAGTAGAAAGATCAGGGAATGATTCTTGAAGCAACTCAATCAACATTAAATCGTCTTGCTCGCTTAGAATCAACTCGACAAGATCAGGCGATGCTTGTTGAATTTGCTCAAGACTAACGCTTTGTAAGTAAGTGCGCTTCTCACGATTCCAGCCAACGTAAGTAACCATGATGCCTTTCTCCATGAGGTAGTTTCCACCAAGCTCCATCTGACGCTTAAAGTCAGGAATATACGATGCTCGCATCCATTTTAAGAAGCCAGAAACTACTGCTGCTTTTGGCATTGCTGCCATCGAAGTTGGAAATGCTTTGATATGTGATCGAGCTAACGCTTGGTCAAATAACGCCACATACATGTCGATACGCTCGCCAACTACGTTTACTTCTTGGTCGGATGCACCTTGCCATGGGAAAGCGTTTGCTCCATTCTTGCGCAGGTCATTAGATTTACCATCCCAAATGTTTCTGCGGTCGTTGTAAGAACGTAGGCAGGATTCAAAATAGTAATCCAAGTCAACTAGGCATGTATCGTAAGCATTGGATAATGCGCCAATATCAGGCTTCTTGTCCACGTAGACAAGGGATTCATCTTCGATTTGTTGAATGTCATTCATGCTGTATATTGGTAGTAATCCTCGGGATCGGAATTGACGAGAATAACATCAACTTGCTTTCCTAGCAAGCCTTTTGATATTTGCGCAGGACATTTCACGTTGACGCTGAATCCGTCAATCCGTGCTTTCAGCCATGTCGGGTTATTGCAAACTCCTACAATTAACGCTTTCAATGGCGATTCTGGCACGTCTTGCACTATTTCTTCAACAACCTTAGCTGGTCGTCCTCGTTTCTTTGCTTCTTTTTTAGTATTCATATTAGTAACCTCCACCTCCTTGGATTGTGGCTAAACTTACGGAATTGTCAACATGATCTATTCCTGAGATTGCAGCATAGCGTAAAACGTCAATAACATCCTTCCAAGCTTCCTTTAATCCACCTTCTCCAGTGTATTCCGATAAGCCTTGGATAATGTTCTCGCAGTCGGAACTGATGTAAAAATGCGGTCGGTTGATAGAATCCAACGGCTTAGTTGTATCCCATGCCATTTTCCCGATCAAAGCTTGCAATCCATCGTCGATATCAAGCCCAGGCGCAGGGATGCAAACCATACCAGCATCGTTCAAATCTTCGATAATCGAGGATGATCCATCTTGCACTTGATACTTTGCAGCCCCAAGACGGGGGTCAATTAACCGCTCAAAGATTTCGTCTTCACCTTCTAGTTCTTCGATAAGATCAACGTAGTCGCGAATACCAAATCCTTGCCCCTTGGCTCCCTCTCCAGGCATCCATTTTCCTCCGCGCCACTCAGCCCAGTCACCAACGTCCACTCCAGGCCATTCACGATACACCCACATTGTTCCAGTCTCATCCACTGCAATCCAACACATGAACCAGTTCTTAGATCCTGCTGGGTCGATAATGTGATACCTTGTGATGTTGCGAGTCGGAATCTTCTCTGGATCGACTACGTTTATAATTTTGTTGAATTTAGGGAACTTTGTAGCATGTGACTTCATCGGCACACCGTAAGCACGAATAAGGATTTCCTCCCGTGTTCTACCTTTTAGCGTGTCTTTAATCCGCTCGTATCCACCGAAAGCATTGTCCTGCGAATGGAAGTAATGCACGGACGCATTTAACTTCTTCGACTTCTGAACATACGGAACAAGCTCGTTATTCAGCAGCTCCGCCTCACGACTTTCAATCGTTGTGGCACCGTCTAGATACTCCTTGATAACCTCAGTCCACCCATCAATCGGCGTGAACGTGACAAGCATCTTGGAATTGCGGGTAGCTAGACGAAATCGGAGAGTGTTTATCAGTTCGGGGCCAAGAAGGTATTCATCCAGCCATACGCCGATATTGTGCCACACGGGATTCCTAGATCCAAGCTCTGCACCCTCTAGGATTGTTGGATTGTTCTGATACTGTGAATACGTCTTGAAGATAATCTGTGAGCCGTTTGGTAAGATTAGCGAGGAATCAGTGAATCCTGTTTTCTTCTTGTAGGAGATGTAGGCGTTTGCGCTAGTATACTTTGTTTTTAGATACTCAGGAAGCCAAGCCCACACCGCGCTTTGTTGCTGGCGGATGGATACCTCGGATGTTTGAGCAAAGCAGAATATCTCGGAGTTGGGATTCTCTACGGCTGCACGGACAACAGAGAATGCACCCCATTGAGTTTTCCCGCTCCTGTTCCCGCCTAGTGCAAGGATTTCGTTTACTTCGTGAAGCTGCTCCTCTGCTTTTGTCCAGTGAGGCAAGCGAAACCCATACTGATATGGGTCTTTCTCCGCGTTTTCAATTGCCTCGTGGTATATGCGATGTATTGACAACACCTCTTCTGGTGTCATCTGAATCAACTCCTCATCCGTGGGAGGCTTTAGAATCTGATGTTGTCTCCAAATCATACTGTTTCCGCTTCAACTACTTTACCTTTGGCAATACGGCTTCTTGCTTCGTTGATAAGGTTAGCAGCATCATCAAGACTTGCGCCTTTGCGATGCTCAACAACGGTCGTTGCCATGCCAGTAAGCTGTGCAGCTTTATCTGTGAGAATGCCAACTGTAATCGCCAGCTTCTCAGGGGAGATTTTAGCAAGGCTGTCAGGATCGTCAAAGAGTTGCGTAGCACGTTCAAACAACAAGTCGGTATATTCCTGCGCTGCAATAGCGTAACGCATCGAGAACTCTTTGCGCTTTGTTTCTAGGGTGTCGTTATGTCGCCATTCTAGCTGGCGAATAGTCTCCCTGCCAACTCCAGTTTTCTTAGAGATTTCAGTAATTCTGGCTCCTTGAGATAAGAGAAACAATGCTAATGCAGCCTTGTGCGGCGCGTAATGTTCTATGTTGTTCCGTGGCAGCAACTTAGCACGTTCTCTTACCTCAAGAAACCACTCGCTCTTGTCAGGACGATCATCGTAGTAATTGTCTTTCAGTTTCTGGAGTTGTTCTTCGCTCATAAGTTTGTGTCTTGCTGAAAGAAGTAAACTTTAGTTTTATTCTGAATACAAGTTTTGTTTTTCGTCAAATTGTTTCGCCATGTTAATCAATTCAGCAGAGAACTCTGGATCACTAGATGCTTGGTGTGCTAGTGCTGTTGCTCCAGTTCTAGTCAAGAACATCTGCTTTGCCATTTGGTTGTATGCGTCATTAGCCTTGCCAGGAATAGCGTTTCGTGCAAGCGCAGTTTTAAGGCTGTTACTATTGATTCCAGAAGAAAGCATCGCGGTTATGAATCTATTTCTAGTAGATTCAACCATCTTTTGAATTGGCAGGATTACAGTTGCTCCTTGTGGACTTCCAATCATCCTGAATGTAGATCCTGTTTTTGCAATATCAGCAATAGCATTTGCTTCAGCTGTAGCAGCCAAATCATAAAGGAAATCAGCTTCTTTCTTACCAAGCACGGTTTGTAGCTTTTTAGCAAATGTAGTTACATTACCACTTGATGGTCGGTAATCGTTCATGAATCTCTTTGTGTCAAAAATTGCCCTAAAAGGAACATTTGCATTTGGATCTCCACCTGAATAAGCATCAAGAAGCTCTCGCCTAAAATCACCTTTGTAAAGATTTCTTGACTCTAGCGATGACTTGCTTAGTTGAGACATCGCATATTGAGTATCTTTGATAGTGCTTGAAGGAGACAGTATGGATTTTGAAAGAGCATCTGCGTCAATGTTTTTGAAGTCTCCTTTTTGCGCAAGACTGAATATGGTTGACCGTGTTAGTGCGTCTTCTTCTTTTTCTGCCTGAATCCTCTTCGCGATTGTTTTTGCTAGAGCTTTTCTCTCAACTTCAGAAAGAGGTTGCCCCATTTTTTGCAAATCATCCATTGTAAGCTTGCTTGAACCAAGATCACCAATGTTTTTAAGGTTGTTATTCAAGTCAGAGATTGCTCTTAATTGTGCATCTGCTTGTCCTCCAAAAAGAGACTTTACCATGTTTGGGTCTGCATCGATAGTCCTCGCCCCTTTGCCACGTAAGCTTGGCTTAATGCCAATTTTATTCATGTATTCTAATTGGAGCAATCCAAGCACTCTGTCAGTTTCTCCTGCTTTGCTTTGGTCGCGCTGTCCAAGCTCACGAAGCGATTTGACAACTCTTTCAATTGTAGCTGGTTCTTTTATTACTGCGCTTACAATATCTCTTGGTGATTTTGATTGCTCGCCAGCAGCTTCTTTAAGAACATTGCCAAGAAGATTTTTTTCATATGCACCTCTCTCACGAACTAGTTCAGTAGCTTGTTGAAATTCGTTGCCAAGATTTTTTACTGTCCCATCTGGCATTGTTGCATTGAATTGATCGTAAGTGCTTCTCCTGAGCTTTGATAGTTCTTCAGAAAAACGCATACCAAAAACATCTTTTGTAGTTCCTCCAACAGCATTTTCAGGTCTTGCATCGGTAAATGCTTTAATGTAATCGTCAAAATCTCTAAAATTAAGCGGTCTATTTAATTGTTTGAGTCTGTTCTCAACTCCTCTTACTGCACTTTCATCAAATGCTCCAGATGGATTGATTTTTTGTCTAATTGCAGATACGGCATCAAGAAATTTAGTTGGACTTATTTGAAATCCAGCATTGTCTGCAACTTCGGACAATAAAGTATATTGATCATTTGTTGATTTTATAGCTTGATCTTCTGCGCTCTTGATTGAAGAAAGCAAAATATTACCGAGTTCATCCGTATTGCTTAAAGCCCCTCTTGTCTGGCGATCTAGCGATCCCTCAATAAGTCTGGCGTTTCGTCCAGTTGCTGATGAA